TTTGCTCCGGGTTCATGCTGTCCCTTTCCGTTAGGATCTTTTTCAGCCATATCTCTTTTCTAAATAATTCAATGATACAAACATTGGATGGTAGTGACCATCATTTACTTCATGCTTCATCCAGATACCTCTGTCATAGGTATTACCTTGTGGTCCTAAATAATCTTCGTTATGTTCGTAACAAGACCCCACAAATAGTCCTAGGACAGGAGTACCATCTGCTCTGACTTCCCGATGCATTTCCCAATTCTGAACATGCCCCATCGTACAACTCATGTGTTTCTTTTGAACCAGGTGTCTAGCTGACGCCACTGGCCTACCAAGAACGCCACTAGTGAAGTAATGACAATAGGCAATACCATCAATAATAATGGGCTGAAGATAAGGAATAACATCCCAACCGAACTCCTCATACCTCAGGTCTGAGAGTCCGATGGTACCATCGAGTTTAGGGTCGTTATTAACTGCTCTAGATATTCTGTCTTCGTGATTACCGAGCGTGAGGACCATTCGTGGATTGTATCTGGGCTTATGGTTCTTGGCAGCCACAACGTTACATGCTCGAATTGGCGCCAGTAACGCTTCCATAGCTCCATGGACTGCTTCGATGTCAGAACGATACCGTCGGCCTTCGAAAACTTTCTTTCCAGCATCGTAACTAGAGAGGCTAGGCATATCCGCGAAATCACCGATACACATAACAGTATCGGGTTTCTTGTCCACGATGTACTTACCGATGTTGGTAAGGAATTTGGTGTTATTTCCTGGTTTGAATTGGACATCTGGAATAACTGCGTGTGTACTCATTAATTAAGTGAACTTGGTGGTTGTGCCTCTTCTTTCTCTTCTACTTCTCGAAATTTCTGCATAGCAGTTTGAATAGTCAATCCAGAAGACAAGAGAAAGTTTAAAGCGAATTGTAGAAGAACTTGTGTTTCTTCTGCAGTTAGAATATGGGTAGCTTGTACTGACCCATCTTCATTAAATATTGGTACTTCAATTATTTTCATTATTTCTTTTTAAGTAACTCTAAAAAATGATCTAAGGAAATAACAGCCAAGATCACATCATTATCTCGTTTCACAACGACTAGGGGCTCATGGTCCCCGTGACTTGCTGCTTGCTCATACCAAGTGTGTACTTGGGAGCGGGCTTTATTCTTACACTCTGTGTTGTAAGGAAACAGCTTTCGAGCTGCTGGTGATAATTGAACGTCCTCTCCCGAGGCGCCCATACTAGTACTTCTTACGTCATCCTTTTCTAAAGAAGGAAAGGTATCAAGAATCTTGTCGCGTAGTGTCTGTTGCAACCGTCTCCCCTTCGCTTTCGCGCTTTGTGGTCTCATCAGGAAACTCCCATATATCGTTTAATTTTCTCCAAATCCAAAGGCATTTTCCGTTCATTTCCATTTCCAGATCGTTGTTATAGGCTTCTCTAACGGCCTCAAACATTTCCTCGGTAGAGTCACAGGATTGGAGAATCTTCTTTGCAGCCTTGGGGCCTGCCCCCACGATCCCCTTGACATTATCAGTGGTATCGCCAACAACCATTTGGTAATAAAAGTTGTAATCCGCTTGGAAAGGACTGACATGATATTCATGTGGTTCAACTAGAACCTTACCTTTTCTATTTAATCCCCAATGGAAATGTCTTCCCGGGATCATGTTGATATCTTTATCAATGTGAGCAATCATGGTATCTTCTGTTTGTAGTGCTCCCACCATGTCATCTGCTTCACAACCTTCGGTATACTTAGCATTCCACTTCTCAACAAGAAATTTCTTTACATCTTGTTCCCATTTGGGACGCTTTACACCAATACGATTGGCTTTATATTCCGGATAATATTTGTATCTAAAATTGTTTTTACCTGTCAACCAGAGTTCAAATTCTGTAGCTTTAGTTGCTTCCAGCATAGTTTCTAACATCATGTTAGCTCTAGAAGTAGCAACCCAAAGCTCATCTTCTTCTGCTGTAGCAGCAGGAGCAAAGGCTACGGTATCTCCATCAATTAATAGTTTCAGTTATAACTCCTCCGTCAAGGCCAGTATAATGTACCCTATTGATACCAACACTACAACACAAATTCCAGCAATGAGGGCAAGGACGAGCCAAAGCCACAGAACCACCGCGAGTAAACCGAGTAACATATATTTCTGATCCAGCTAAGGTGGATAGCCTCCCTTCTTTTAGAAGTTTAAGAATAGCAGCCGCCTCGGCGTGCAGTGTGGGCGTCCGCAGAAAGGAAGAAGGACGTATTTGATTGTACCCAACAGATACAATGTTTCCACCCTTGACAATCACTGCACCTACTTTATGTTGCCGGTGTTGACTTTTAGCTGCCTCTTTAGAGGCTATCCTAAAACTCATGCTAATCAGGTAATTCTATATAAATACGATTTCCACAATTCTGGCAAGAAAAAACTTCTTCTTCCCAATCCCCACAATCAGAGTCACCCTCTGACTTCCAAACATCAGCACCACACTTCATACAAGGTTTAATGCGGTCTCCACAACAATATGTTGGTTTTGGTTCAGGTAATTTCATCGGTAATCCCGTTCTCTGTTCTTAGAGACTAAAGTTACTCTTACAACTCTTAAACCATCTTCTACAGGATAGGAAGATACTGTAACCCTACAGGAATGATCCCAAGCCCACATATGGGCAGATACTCTAAGGTTGTATGCTTCTCTAGGTGTAATAGGGAACGTCTCAACAAAGTCCCCTGGCCGGTCTAAGTGTTTACTGAAGCTATACTTATTCCGATGGTTGCTTCGCTTGGTCCGAATCGTTCGGCGACGCATACACCCAATCAAAATACCGTTGTGCTAAGTCAAGGACATCATTCGATGAAACAGGTTCTCCACCAGCAGCCAAGGTAGCAATAGCATTGCTAAGACTAGACTGACGAACAATGCGAATGCGATTATCAGCGCGTTCTTGAGGAGTCTCATAATTGCTTCCAACTACACGACCAGAACTCGACGCTCCAGTAGTCGGCGAAGTTTCGCCACCAGACGCCTTCTCTGCCTTTGTCCACTCGTTGTATCCAGCTTCATTTTTGGTAACTTCAACTTCAACTACATCTCCTGCATTGAATGTTTGTACATTCTTAAACACAGAGGGATTGCTGAAAGACATGATTTTCTGTGTGCGGGCTTCCCCCTTAAAGTCATATGAAACGACTGCAATTTGATATTGGCTCTTGCCTTTAGTAACGGTCTCTACGTTTACTTCTTTAATGGTAATCTTAAATGCCATCGCTAATCTCCGATTGGCTCATGAACAAACTAGTTTGTGACATATGGTACTAAGTCCTTTTTGTTAGGCCCGACAAGGATTTCACTAGTTAATGGAAGTGTGAAATCATAATTAAAATGTTCTCGGCAGAGGTCAGGCACCTTCTCCACCGCATTTTTACAGATCATACTAATATTATAACACAATTCTGGAGGAATGTCAAATACTATGGAGTCATGAATTGTTTGAATAAACTCTCCCTCATATCCAGCTTCCTTGAATTGTTTAAAAGCCTCAATACGAGCTAATAATACTAGGTCTGCCCCGAACCCTTGCCAGTCATGTTACGAATATATCGTTTCCATATATTCTCTATGTGTCACCACATAGCTCAGACTATATCATCAGCCTAGATGGTTAGGCGGCCTGCGCTTCGAGAGCACTACTCTCTACTCCATTACTGGATAGTCGTTGCACCTTGTTTAACCATGCATGAATACGTCGGTGGTCTTCAATAGACACAAGGACAAGGTTATCTGGATGATTATTTTGTTTATTGCAATCAAGATGATGTACTACCATTCCTTTTGGAATGAATGCATAACCATTATGCTCACAATAAACTAAAATATGCTCGTAGACTTTATTTCCATCTCTACGACCAGAATACCAATCTGGAGCAAACACTTGAATATATCCATTTACATCATAGGATTTTTCAACTGCATTATGATGCTGCATTCCAAATTTACCTTTCATCGGATTTTTATCTCCAAGTTTATGGAGACGACACAATCTAGAAGTTCTAGCTTTGAATTGACCTTCATGATAGGTAGTTAGCCATATCTTTTTAATTGTGTAATAATCACGTTTATATTTCTGCATAATTGCTTGCACTCCTAGATCAGAGTGAAACAATTCGACAATCTCCTTAAATTCATTTTCTGATACTGGATTAAATCTCATTAGAATCTCCTACAAATAAAATAGACTCTAATATTATATCAGAAAAGCAAAGGTTTGTCAAGCAAAACCTTGGCTCAGGATTAACTTTTATTAAAGTCTTCCCCTGAATTCACAGGCTTTTCTAATTAAATTACTTTAATTAGCGGCTACTAATTAACCGGGTAATTCTTGATCTTAGTGATTGGCCATTTCCAACCGTAAGGAGTTTGCGTTGGTTCAAACGCATAATACCTCCCACTTGGAATACGAAGGCAACCATTTGTCTTTGCTTCTTTCTCAATCGCATCATGCCAAGCCTTTAATCCTTTGTATTTGTCATAGTATTCATCAATGACTTCTTGCCAACGGGCTTTAGAGTATCCTACTGAGGCGAAGTCAGGATCCATAGAATAGCTGTAGGCCGAACCTCCATAAATTAGACGAAACGTGAAGATTTTAGCAATTAATCTACCCGCCTTACCTTCACCTAATTTAAAGCGATCCCTGTTAACCTCATGAATATCTACTTTATCTCTAATTTCTTGACAGAGAACTTTATCTTGAGATAACTCAGCAGCTACTACTACTTCTAGGCTTTTGACATCGCAATTTACAAGTATGGTATAAACTCCTCAGGAAGATGCACGTTTTGGGGCACTCCCTTAAACATAGGGGCGATCTGTTCTGGTTTATAACCAGCTAAACCACATCCTACAGGGACTACATAAAATTGTAAGTGAGGATGCATTAGTGCATAATCTAAAAATACTTTAATATGTGGTTCTATTCTTTCTAAAGGAAGTGTTTGTATCTTTTCATCTTTAGTAGGAATAGCATAACTATTTCCATGTCTTCCTATTCCTTCCCCATAAATAGCACCATGAAAATCTTTAGCCCATTTAGCAGAACCCGCCCCATGTCTCCCTATTAAATTACTTCCAAATACAAAAATATCACTCATACCTACTCACTAATAATTCATCCACCTCTGGTGGTGTATTCTGAAGATTAGGGCCACTGGAACTAAGTCTACCAGTGACCACCACATTTTGATTGAACTGTCCATGGATATAGTTATCTTGCCAGTTCATCTGATTAATTTTATTAATCACTGACTTAATCATTTCTTTAACCTTAGTTTTATCAGACCTAGTGAGGAGTATTTCCAATAATAACTTAGTCTGTTTGTTTTTACCTGATAACTGTTTAAGGGTCGGAATATCCGTTTGATAAAGGTGGAGGTCTTCTTTTGGAAGTTCCTTAGTCTTTTTAATCTCTGTTCCATCAATTGGTTTGAATAAAGCTGGGAACCTAATCTGATTTGTGTGCCACATATTCTTCGTGTAGGATTGCCCCACCTTTGTTCCAGACTTATAGATCGATTCTTTAGGTATCGAATATACATATTCTAACGTGCCTCCATACAGTAAGCAAGAGAGATGATCACCAGAATCAAAGTTGAACACAAAGCCAGGTCCAGTTGGTACAAATTGAAGCAAATCCTTCTCCAACTGGTTGCATACCTCGCTAAGTTCAGTAAGTTTCTTTTGTGCCTTTTCATGATCAAATTTAATACCAGCATATTCAGCAGCCTGCAAGGTCAAGAGATCCTGACCCATCAGATAACAAAGATTAATCTGTTCCTTTGTCATCAGGGCTTGCTGCTGCAAATACACTTGATAGGTACCTTCTACATCATAATTGTTGTATTCTTCCAGAATATCTACAGGAATATCTAAGGTATCAATTCCCTTGTCCCAATAGTCTTTAACTAAGTCATGTTTGAGTTCCAGACCATAAGAATCAAGTGTCTCATTTAATGAGATATAGGAGGCAGTTTGTCCTGAGAGGATGAATTCAGCCAACTGACAGTCCCATACCCTAGTCCCAGGCCGAATAGAAACACCAAGGTTCCTGCTCCAATGAATATCAAACTTGATATTAAATCCAATGATTTCGAGTGCGTTAGCATATAAATCCACCAAGCAAGACTTGAAATCAGGATCGCTATGATAATGGAAAGAAGCAGGCTCTGTGTCAGTCCTATAACTGTAGGACACCATACAATTTCTCGGATCGAACGGATGCCCTGAGTTAAACGTGGTAGTTTCAACATCAAGGACCAATTTTGACAATTGACAATTCTCCTCCAAATACTGCTCCTGTGTCGATGAAGAACACATTACCATACTGCTGAATGGTCTCCACCGGAGTGTGTCCGCAGTAGACGCTGACTACATTTTCCACGTCTTTTGTGTTTTTACTATTGAAGCGTTGACGGCCCCATAGAAGCCGGTGGTTATTAAACTCCCGGATTTGATTCCAATCAGGTGGAGAATCCCCATGGACAATACCAACAAGACCATCACTGGTTTCTACCTCCATCGCCAATGGAAGTTTCCTAAACACCTCAGCATAGTAATAGCGAACAGACTCATGTAATTCTTTAAACCACTTACCGCCCTTGTATTCATAGAGATCCCAATCTACTAGCCCTTGAGCAGCGTCAATAGCCATCTGTTCGTGGTTACCAGCAATGGCATGGAACCAGGGCTTCGCCAACCATTCTAGTGCTGCCTCGCTGTCTGGCCCGCGATCCACCAGATCCCCAACAGAGAATAAACGGTCTACTTCTGGATTGAATCCCATCTCGTCCAACTGCTGTTGAAGCTTTGCAAAACAGCCATGGATATCTCCTACACAATAGTCATTACCTTTTGTATTTAATTCAAAATGTTTTACTTCATTCATAGTTTAGTTTTATGGTGAGGCTCTGTCAGAATCGAACTGACTACTGTCCGTGTTGTCCACTACCCGTACCATTTGGGTTAGAGCCTCAATTTCATTTGCTGCTTCTTCAAGCAAATCTGCAATTCTATCGGGTTTGCCCTCTTGTACAGATTTGCGCGTTGTAATTTGACGCCTAATTTTTGCACGAGTTCTGAGGCGTTCAATCAAATTTAATAATGTCTTCATAGCGTGCAATCTCCGGTCTAATAAGGACCTCAAACCTACCGTGCTTTAGTTCCGGTCTACTGTCCTCATCCCCGAAGAGTTTATTCTTACTAATATTTAAGTACCGGACGTACTCTTGGGCAGGATCGTGTTGCTTTCCAATTCCAATGATAAAGTCTCCCTCAGCTTGTTTAGACGTTTTAGCGTTGGCAACATGTTCCATAGTAAGGTAACGTACTCCTTCTGCAGTTCCGTCAGCTTGGCATACTCCAATGGAGGCATGACCGGTTTTAGCGAGTTCTCTAGCCCATTGATATATTGCCCCCAGTCGGAGGTCATCACGGTCATTAACGAACCCTTTGATTTTGTCGATTTGGTCATAGATTACGAGGGCCGGTTTAGTTGCTTTAATAGTTTGTTCAATGTCATTTTTCTGTAAAATACCTTCGTCATACAATTGTAGGTTGTCTCCAACCTCATCCAAGAAGCGGAGAGTATAGTCTCTACGTTTGGCTGTAGCCTGCTCCAGAGTAATACCAAAATAAGCTTGAATAATCCGTACACCTACCTTCTCTCCCTGCTCTTCGTTATTGAACCATAATACAGGGCTTCGAACGTTCTTGAGCATGAAAGTAATCTCCGAAGCGAGGAAAGTAGTTTTTCCGGTTTCTGGTCTTGCAAACACAAATCCGAAATCACCTGCTCTAAGACTCCCAAGTGATTTGTTAAGGCAGTCAAGTCTCCATCTGAGTCCCTGAGATTGGTAGACATGCTCCAACATCTCCTCTAAATTGAGATTAATCCTGGTAATGGGGGCCTCGATTGCATGATCGACCTTCCCCCATTCATCAATTAAACTATTTAATTGATCTGTAGTACCGGATCCAGTGGCTACTTTAAAAGCTGCTTCAGACAGCTTTAAAGCCTCGCTACGCGATTTAATCTGCTTCAGGATACTCCCCCCTACCTCAGGGGAGATTTGAGCCTCCTGGAGCGTTTTAAACAGGTTTCCGTAGATTCCTTTGTCTGCATCCGGATACTGGGTGTAGAAAGCTAACTGAAATTCATCCAGGGAAAGGTCTTGAGAGCTTTCCTCATGAATGACTTCCAGGACATTGTATAGGTAAACTAACTCTCTACAATTATCCTGTAGATATTTCTTATCTACATAAGAAGAATAGGACTCCCATGCGTCCTTTGTTAGTAATACTTTTAATAAAAGTAATTCTGGATTATATATATTATCTATATTATTCTCCTATAATATATACTATATGTACTTGAGGGTATACATGTACTCTCGGGCACACATACGTATAGTATAGCATATTTTTTAAGGTTTGTCAAGAGGTTTACTGTAAAATCTCCTTAATTTCCTTAAAAGAGTAGTCTTTCGGATCCTTAGTGGTACTGATAATGGTGATAGGAACATCCACCAGGATCTGTAGCCTCATGGCTTTCTTGGAGATATTCCCAAGCTGGTCTGGATCCAACCATAGGTTGATAGGACGCTGTACCTGCTGTAGATAGTATAGATGTGGTTTATGGACTTCTGTTCCAAACAATGGAATAGTAGTACCAATTTGAGCTACTTTATGAGCAGATACAATGTCTTCTACGAGGTTGATCGGAGTTTCTCGATGATTCGGGTACGCATCAAGGACCTCACAGTGTTTGTGGGAGTCACCCCAGACATACCACTTAGCTGCCTGGGAAGTGTCTCCAATAAACCTTCCAATAGAGAATTGAACAGGGTTACCGACTTTAAATACCAGTCGTGGTCCTTTTTCCGTAGAATAGCCGCAATATTTTTCCCAGTAGGAGTAGGGGAGCCCATATTTGAGGACCCACTTCCATGCCTCTGCTGGAATTTCTCTGGTGAAATCAGAAGGTATGGTAGCTTTGACATTTACTTCTTTAGTTTGATCCAATTTTGATTCAAGTAAAGCACGAACACCAGCATATTCATGATAGCCACAGGAAAAGCAATGCTTGGAGCCATCAGCGTATACACCAAGGTTATCAGCCCTAGTATCACGGCCCCTGGCAGCACATTTAGGACATTGCTCATAGTGACTAAATTTGGTTAATACACGTTGACTCATTCGTCATAATCTACATTATGATTGGGCCAAAGCTGCTCATCTTCCATGATGTCCCAGACATTCTCCTCCCCAGGAGCAGCTTCTTCTTGTTCATGGGTATTAGGTAATACCTTGATGTCTAAATCCCTAAGACATTTCCTACATATATTTAGGAAGTCTCCCGTAAGGGCTCCCCTCAACGTGCTTTCGTAGTCATTAAGATTTGTATTACAGCAAACACAGCGCATTACAATTTCCTTCCAAAAATACCTACAGTGTTGCCAGTTTTTCCGGATTTGAATTCATCGAATTTCTTCCAACCATTTGTTTCTAGGATATGCCGCTGTGCTTCGTTCTTCATGTCCACAGTACAAAGGGTGTAATCATACCCTAAAAATTCCATTTCCTCAAGACGTCGTACATGGGCAATTTTGCCGCGACCAGCAGCACGTAATTCAGGGCGAAGCCAAACATTGTGACTAACAGCAATTTGGTCACATCCAGGAAGATTAGTAATTTCACCAATTACACCGTCATAATTAAAGCGCATATTATCCTCCTAGCACTTGTTCAAAGAAGTCTTCAGCATCCACCAATTCATCCATCAATTGGGAACTTGAAGCCTCTACGTGGCCATTTACGGGCGGGATTTTTGTCAGGGTTGACATGTTGTACGAATAAGGTGGGATATACACCACGTTCGGCCTGCCGGAGTTTCCGATTGACCTCTCTCCTACGAGTTTGATACTCAGATGACGTTTCATTTTCCAGTCTTTCTGGGTTGATGATTAGTTGTTCAGTAGTCATTTCTTCTTAAGTGAATAGTTATTGATAATTGCATCACTATATTTCTCTAAGGTAGTTCCCATCAGTCCAGGACGAGAATTCACTTCAAGAACATAGAGTTTATTTTTCTTTTCATTGTATACCACGTCAACAGCCCCGTAACGATAACCCAATGCAGTAACAGCAGCGCGAGCCAGGTCATACAGGCCATCAGGAGGAGTAATATCGTTCCTAGTATAGACATACCCGTTTGCAACATTCCGAATCCTTGTATCACGTACACCACCAAACTCTCTTTTCTTTTTCTTTTGTTGTACGTCTACAACCTTGTCTTGGAATACGTGGACACGATATTCAGCTTTCTTAGGAATATACTCAGTATACAAAGGAGCATCAGGGATTGTAGTACCTCTCTCAAATTCTACAATACCCCTTCCATTAGTACTATTAATCAACTTACGAGCAAATACAGTCTTTGACTCGAAATCAGCAACCCCTTGTTTAGTAGTTGAGAACGCAGGACATGAAACATTGTTCTGCTTAAACCGCGTCATCTGCTGAATCTTATTCAACGGCTCAGCGGTAATGCGGAACAATGATCGTCCCTCCCTCTCCTTGACATTTCCTACAGAGTGAGAAACCCGATATACATTATTCTCTACCTTATCTTTAATAGTAGATTGTAATGCCCTAGCAAATTTGCTGCCTACTGGCCTGACGGCAATAAACAGTGACTTTAGTTTAGGAGCACGAATAGTACGAGTTCTACGCACTAACCGTGTTCTACGTTCATTACGATTCATGACAATTTGATCTCACGAATAACTTCTGGCTCCAGGAAAGGCTTCGCAGAAGTTGCAAATCCCCTCACTAATGCCATTTTTGTTTCTCCTTTAGTAAACAATTCAGACTGCAATGATGCAATCCTGCAACTAAAGAAAGCCTTCTCAATATATTCTTGAATTTCCAATCTAGTCATTTCATGGATTAACCAATACACAACAATAGATTTTAGATTATCAGCGTTTTCTTTGCTAATGATTTCTCCGTAGACCCACCATTGTCGGCAATTATGGTGGTTGTTCGTTGGGAAGAAGCCCTTGGTTTCAACGTAGGTTCTACCATCTTCTTGGGCTGCTTTGAGTCCTTCTTCAATGACCCCATTAATATTAGTGGTACCAATATGATACTCAGAAAGATTTTGAACGGCAATGTCACTGAATTGGATACGTAGATCATTAGCAGAATGGCTAGCATGATAATTTGAAGTAATGTTATTTCTTCCTGGGCTTGAGGGCCCCGGTAATAGAGGGTATTGGACTGCTGAGATTTCTTGTTTTCTACGAAAAGGCAGAGTATTCTCGATTACTTCGGTATTTTCGGAAGGAGTCCTAGATACTGTTTCCACATCATCGTCATATCCTATAAGATTTCCATACCAGTTTCTTTCATTGAAGATGTGTCGTTGTCCTTGAAATCGGTATGTAGCATCAATTTTAGTTAGTTCTTTCTGATAATGATATGATTTATCAGATAGATCCAAAGTCAACAGTTCTCCAGGAGGAAGTTCTTTAATATTTCCAAACTTCAAATTGTATTTATTACAGGCATAATTAATAGTATGAATTTCACTAGCAAAGATCATACCAAAAGGCTCATTCTCTGCGTAGAACAACGGCCTTTCATTATTACGAATCATGTAAAGCTTCTTGGTCTCAGCATTAAACCACACCAAGACATACGCCGCATTTACTTTTTGTAATGCCTTTTCAACGTCTGCTTCTTCAGACAACAAGTGAGCAATAGCTTCACTGTCAACTTCTACTTCCTTGGAACCTTTAGCAAGGGTCTTGTGGTCCCCACGCATAGTACCATTTTGTACTAAAACAATCTTGTCATCTACATAGAAGGGATGGGCATTTTTATCATTCACATCTCCACGAGTAGCGGCGCGATTATGTCCAACAGCAATTACTCCAGAACGGATAACATTGCTTCTCCAATCCTTAAAGTCTTTCTCCAAGACAAAATCTAGTCCATGTGAAGCTTGTTTAATAATCTCCACATTAGAATGTTTATCTACAGAGAATGTTCCAGTGCTATCCAATCCACGGAAAGAATCAATTACCAGCATGTCAGTCAGTGCATTGGCCTCATCTTGAGAGAAACCATTACTATACCGACTTACCAAACCTACAATACCACACATTTATTTAGTTCCTTCTATTAAATTCATCGTCAAGATATTCATCTAATATCCACCTATCTACAGTATTTCCTTGTAGTTGTTGTGGGTTTCTAGTTTCATTTAGAGTAAGTGTGTTTGCAGTTTCATTAGTAGTAGTAGTAAAGAATCCTGCTGGAAGTGTTACTGGTCGAATAAGCTCTTGTGCAGGGTTCGCAGGAGGCCAATCAGTTCCACGAATCGGGCGAGGAGGTGGCGTTTCTTGAATTCTATTAGCTAATCTATCCCTAACTGCTCTGATTTCATCTTCTAAATTTCTTTGTTGTTGATTCCTTCTTTCTATTTCGTCAAAGTAACTGGAATGCGTTGGTTTCTTTTCTTTAGCAGCCATAAGACTGTACTTCATACTTAGCACTCCTTCTTCCAAAGCAGCTTCATAATTATCTCGTTTAAGCACTTCACCCCATTTATCAAAAATATTATCTAATGTTTGCTTATAAGCAGAAGTACTGTTTAAATCAATAATATACTTCTTGATGTCTTCAAGTGTTCTAGTAGTAGCTACATAGAACAAACGTCCAATCAGATTTACCCAGGTAAAGATCTGATTAAGGTCACAGGTTCCTGCCATATGACGGAATTCTAATGTTCCATAACGTGTTAGTGGAATTAGATTTAATGCAGTATATTTATGCCACTGTTTAATAGCTCCTTTATACCCATTCTGGTCTTTAATGTTATTAATCAAACCATAATGCAATTGTGTTTCAGACCATGGAACACAGAAAATATTCTTATTTCTATCGTTTCCAATCCAATTAAATAGGACACCCTCAAATAATTGGTACAGAAGACAAACAGAAGCAATTTGTTCTAATGTCATATCCAAGCAATTAGCATGAACATGCACTGAACAACGTTCAGAATAATTTCTTTCTTGTGATAGCTTTGCTTCTGTAAAGAACTTTTTCAATACACAGTGAAGTACACTTGCTGTCATTGGATCTGTTACCAGTTCCATTCCATTATTACGTAGACTATGATCTTCTTTCCATAATACCCCGTCCGGAATACGAATGTCAGCATAATACCTCATATTCTCTATCTCTAATTCCACTCCATACAGTAAAGATGGATTAGAAACATCTAGAGGAATAGCGTCCCTATCATTATAGGGATGTACAGTAATGCCTGTAATATCTCCTAATGTACGAATAGGTTTTGGTTCTGCTTTTTCTTTAGTATATACAGTTTTAGCGATGGTAGCCATAATTTTCCTATTGTAGTACTTGAACATTAGCCCCAATGCGGCGTAATGCGTCTCTAACTTCTTGGCCAATGGATGGTTCAGACAATTGAATAATCATGTTGGTTTGGTTTCCTCCCTTACTGCCGGGAGGATGATATTCCCCACACTCCTGATTGTCAAAAAACACCCGATTATTATTACCACATATAGCAAAATGTTTAGAAATTGCCACATTTACTCTACTCTTATTACAAAATTCTTCCCATGCTTTTGAATAAGAAACCTCATTTTCAAAAATAGGAGAGAGTACTTTCATGGTTGTAGGGATGTCATTTAACTGCCCAGTAGATAAAAATACTTTAGCTCCAGTATTACCACTAGAAATGCCACGATTAAATTGCCTGGCAGGATGACGATATAAATATACTACATCTTTAAGAGTATTAAACCAGCCACGATTAACTGGAATAAACTCAAAATTAATACCACTATCTGCATTAGCAAATAACTCTTGTCCTTTTGAAGTAACGAAAGTTACTTCCCTATGATCGACCGAATTAATTAATACAAAAGTCTTTTTGTCATCATGTAACAACCAACCAAAAGTACCTTGGTACCTTTGTCTAAAGTCTTGGTGATTTTGAGAGGTTAAAGAATCTTTCATGCCGTTGCAATACCAAAATGATCCACGATACTGTATGCCAATTCTTTATTATCGGTTGAAATGGCTTGTTGAATACGCCCTGCCCAAGTAGCAATATCAATACTTTGTTTATCCGTTTCATCCAATGCTCGTTGTGTATTCCTCCACACCCAACGAATTAGAGCATCATCAAAGATCCAATAATTACTTAGGGTTCGATATTCAAATCCATATGGCTTAAACCTGAAGGCACCAGGCCCACCATAAAGACTCTTACGAAGAATTCCTGAATCCATGAACACAGAAGGAACCCCCAAGAATAGGTCCATATATCGCACAGCAAGTGCACGATTTAACGATTTATCGTCCGTTCCCACATGGACATGTCCACCACATGAACGTAGATTCTTATCCTCAGCTTGTGGCCGTGGATTTCTCTTCATAGTCCATGCATTGAAGTCGGGATCACATCCAAATTCTTGTGAACGAGGGTCAAGCAGTTCAATCTCAGGGAAAGAAACAGCACTGGCTCTGCTAAAAGCCAGCCCCATAGAATTAACTTCTTGTTCCAGGAAGGATTTAACTTTAGTAATGTGGTCTACAAAAGCATCCTCATTGTTGGCCGGAGGAATATTAAATTCCAAGGCAACATTATCTTCTTGTACGGCATATCCAATACCTAAACTGGGGATAGGACGGGGGGCATGTTTGCTTCCTCCAATCTTACCAATAGCTGATACAAAAGCACCAGCAGCATCTACCAGGAAACATTCAGGATCACAACCAAGTCTCATTTGATATTCTCCATACTAATAGTGGGAGCATCTTTTGGAACATTAAACAAGTAAAAATTCAATCGTGCTGCATTTCCAGGATAATTCTTATTCTGAATATCGTGTTTAGAATATACCAGATACCTTTCTAGGTTGGTAGCCTCAAGGAAAGCAGTAAATCCATTGTAGTTAGGCATTTGTTCAGGAGTAATAACAAATAATAGATATCCCTTACGTGCTAGTACATCAAACTCTTTCCAAAAGTGTTTTTGAATAAACTTTAAACTATCGGTATATTTGTATCCTTTATGTAGTAGAAAAGATTCATCATATTTTTGATATCTAGAAAGATCACAACCTATATTCCAATAATTCTGTACACTCATCCAATACACTGTGTTAATGACAATATCACTCATAATTACAATTTCTTAAAGCCGTGGCTTCCAAACCTAATAGATAAAAAGTTTTCTTCGTCTAATGGAATTTTTACAATCTCATCTCCAGTATGAATTGGAGAGGCGTCTATATTTACTCCTATATCAATACCGTAGGACTTACTACGCAAACGTTCTTCTGAAACTGTTGCTATTGATCCACAACATTCGGAAACAGTAATTTTTCCGGTATCTATCCTATAGAACTCATCTCCTGGAGTTTTAGTCCTTTTCCACATAGTATCAGACTCCTCGATATCACATTCTCTTACTATTAGAGTGGAGTGTCCAGGTCTTAAGGAAAATGCGTTATTTTTAAATTCACATGCATAAGCATTTACTGTTACAGTATAGAATTTAATCATACCAGTTTTTCTTGAATGAAGGAATTCAACCAAACATTAGTGGGATGATTATTACTCATTCCCTCTGGGTGCCATTGAACAGCAAATCCACGAATACTTGGATAGTAAATAAATTCTGGTTCAAAGTCCATGGTTACATGTTCAATATTACCGGAATCATCTACATCTGAGTATACATCACTTAGACTTGGAGATGCCACTGCAATAATTTCATATTCTCCATTAGCAGGAGGCACCATCATCTGGTGATGAATAGAATTAACCCTTAGTTCCTTATTATCTTTAAGAATATTAATGTTATGCCCACCACCAGAATGGTTGTTTACATGCTGAATCAAATGACCACCTTGTAAGGCTGTAATCATTTGTCCACCACGACAAACACCAATGATTGGAATGTTCATTGCCTTAGCTTGTTGCATCAGACGCCATTCTAATAGATCCCTACGAGAGGGAGCTTCGCTGGCATATGCCATTCCCACTGCTTTATTGTAAAGAGTAGGACTGATATCCCCACCACCCCAAACAACTAGAACATCTCCTTCTTTAAGTTCATCAGGATTATCCACAGTTTCAAAGGCATTAAACACAGGGATGGTCATAAAGGGACCATCTTCTTGATACAAAGCAGAAACTAGCCTCACTTCTTACCTCCCACTTCTACAAGACGGGAACATACAGTACACCTATAAGTAGGAGTTGCTGTTTTATTAACACGATTAAAGACACGCATATTTTGACCATGCATTTTGTCTTGTTGTTCGTGTTTACAAGTACAACGATAAATCATGCTGGTAGCAATCCTTTCTTAGCATCAAATTTAGCTTCAGTAACTTCACTAACCACAGCAGAGAATACGCTAGTTACACTGACACAAGCATAACGAGTACCGGGGAAAACTTCTGCTAGATGTTTGGCAAGGGCTCGTTGATCATCCTCTGAATTTGCCATATATAAATATCTATTAATGTCATACGGCATTCCATTAGGAATAGAAGGCTGTGATGTATAAAGCATTTGACCCTCTTCTGGCCTACGGCGAGGAATATCATGCCTAAACAGATTTCCTTCAAGATTACCTTCAATAGCTAATTTAATTACATAATAACGCATTGAATTAGTTCCTTACTTTAAGGTCTTTCGCATGGAACAAAGAAACAGTATCTTCATTATCCAATTTAACAACAATAAATTGAGGACTTCCTCCATCCCAAGGCATTTCATCTTCCAGGGTAATGACATGGAGAACCGTTCCTCGTTTAGGAGATCCGCGTACCTTTACCCGCTTACCTTTAGGGAAACGATTAGCATGCCTCACCAGCAGGCGCTTAAGGATTAATGATCGACCCTCCGCCGTTTTCGGGTCTGCGTAAGCCGATTGTTTCCCAGAGTTGCTGGGCTTGGTTGACACGATCGAGTACTTGATCATTTACTACTCGTTTAATTTCTTCCTCTGTCAGCTTTCGTCTATAGATTGGTGTTAGACATTCCCATTTACTGATACCCTCTCCAGTAATCCATGCTTTGATTCCCAAAATACCTTCAGGTACTCCGGAATGAATATAACTATGGATCTTGGAGACATCAGTTTCAATGTGAGCAATACGATGGAGTGACCAAGTATCAATAACCTTGTATTGTACATGGCTACAAATCCAATCTCCTACTTTGAAGTCTTTCTCTTTAAGGAGGTCATCATATTGTTGTTGTGTATATTTAGCTGGTGGAACATATCCTCCATGGTGTGATGTATAACTAACTGCGGGTACTTTAACTTTTGTAATCGAGTGTTTAAGCATTCTTATATACAACAAACAACTTGATATCAGTATTTCCGGTATTAGTATTAGGCATCCAGTCAAGCTCATAACTATTAGGAGCTTCTTCTAGACACTTAACAAACCATTCAGGTTGAACTACTTTTTTAGTTTTACGTGTTCTAGTTACAGCAAATTGGAAAATACTTCCTTGACCATCATCAATGTCTTTTAATTTCAGAATAAGAGCATTAAATGCTTTTTGTAAATCTTCACAATAAGTAATAGTTTGTTTTGAAGGGAAAGACCATCCAGTAACTTCTCCTATACCACAACAGTGTAGTCCTTGAACACAATCATATGTAAATATTGGTTTATCTTTATACAATAATTGATACTGGTCAGAACCATAATAATATGATCCAGCATCTTTTAATTGAATAGAGAAATCATTAAATTCATTTTTTAGATCTTCTTTCTTTTTCATTGCTAATTTAGTAGCCATATTTACACCATGTACTTATAGATATAGTTGTAGCAGCCATAATCAGGAGCAACGCGATCACACTTCTTACGTAATGCTTCCAGGATAGGACCAAGTTCCCTGGCGTTCATCTTCACCACGGGGCGGGCCTTAACTGCCTTTCGACCATCTGCTTTCTTGAATTCTTTCTCAAGGGCAGCACAAGTAACAGCCTGCACATTGATCATGCGAGGCTCATTGGTAGGTTCCACGTACACAGTAAAACCTCGGGGGGCATGCATCCAACCGGCGGCGTCATTCTTGAGAACCGGGCGATTGTAATGCACAAAGAAAGGCTTGAATTGTTCACTCATGATTAATAAAGTTAATGAGTTTTTGAATACCAAAAAGAAACACAGGAATAAGTGGTATGCCAGCAACACATACCACAAGAAGATCAAAAAGATTCATTTCATTGGTAAATCATTACAACCCCATTTGTGACAATATTTGACAATTACGAACAGTGTCTTCTACTCGTTGCCCATAATTAATAGGCATATTAGGCGCCAGGATGTGATGCAAGTCTTTTAGATCATGGTGTCCCACCTTGATATTACCTGCAATAATATAGGTATTGTGTTTACCCTGCCTTACACGAGCCCAGTCATCCCATTGAGTGCCGAAGAACACGTCATACGTGCGATGATCGACCCTTCTGATTTCAAGCATGTGTGCCCTCTTGAGGAGGTTGTGCCTCTACTTTGATTTCTTCAGCTAAAGGAGCACTTAATTTGTTTGCCAACCTTTTCAAGCCGGGAAAACGCGCGTCCATGATATTCTCTCCAAGAGGCATGGAATTAATTTCATTAACGATTTCACGTGCCTCTTTAACAGAAAATTGCACACCGATTCTAACTAGCATTTTGCATCCTTAGGTTAAATGCATCAAACAGTTCAGGAAGATTACTAATCTTATTATAACCACGTTGAAGAATCAGTTCTTTTGCACTCCATGCACTGGCGGTGGTTTTCAAATCTGGATCGTCGATGCCAGTAGCTCGACAGAACCATTCCCCCATCATCATAGTGATGATGTTTACTGGGCGCTTAAGATAGTAATTAGCGATGAAGAAAGTATCAAGACTTTCAGATGGTTTGGGTTTACCCATTTCATTTCAATTCAAGATTGTATTCAATAGTGGTGCGTCCTTGGTCATACATAAACCTGATACTAGGACCTACACCAAAGATACCAATCCCACATCCCAGGCCATTAGCAACTAGGTCTCGCCATGATGCCGTACCACCAGGTCCTTTCTTTACATCATAGATTTCCTTAAGGACTCCAGGAACCATACAGCCACCATATTTAGCAGCAGTGGACCAGTCCTTGAAGGTAAGCTCAATAGCTGTACCAAAGATAGCATGAGTACTAAAATGATCTCGTTTGTCTTTGGTATTCCAGGGATCAAGGGATTCATCTAGCCATCGGCCATGTGTATTTACGTTGACAGGTGGTTGATGATCGACCGCGCTTGTTTGCACCGGAGAAGGGATCTTTTCAGTGTGTGCAAAAACAAAATTGGCGCTCAAAAAGAGCGCCATTATAGTTGCTACCTTAAACATCAGTTATCCTCTCGTAAAGAAATGCCACCATTCATAGGAACACCACAAACAACGTAGGCGGTTGGCGGTTTTACCCCGTTGTTTGATTTCAAATTGAAGATGTTTACAAGTATTAATAACTTATTCCTTTTGGTTGAGGAGTGCGCGGGCGGCAATGGTGTCAAGCATTGCCCAGTTACGGTCAGACTTTGGATTGTTGTCTGTGAGAATTCCGCGGGCGCGTTCCATCCGCTCACACGTATCCAACAGCGCCTCTTCTAGCGCATCGGCTCTGGCGCTAGCCTTTACGGGCGGCGTCGATGGCGGCATCTAAGGACTCTTCCGGCGCGTATTGAGTGTCACCGGCTCTGAGTAAGTATGGGGCCACAAACATCGAGCCATCAGGACGCCTCCATTCTGAGGGCATCCATCGCAGGTCGAGATTCTTGGCACTGCGCAACCACTGCATTCGCTCTGCATCTGCTTGTAGTGCTTCTATCTGCGCATTTAGTTCGCGCAGTCTTTCAGATAGTGTCATTTAATTTCCTTAATCAAATTGATTGGTCCCCGGAGCCGGAATCGAACCGGCACGCTGTTAAGCGAGGGATTTTAAGTCCCTTGTGTCTACCTATTCCACCATCCGGGGGCAGTTTACTTATTCTTAATCAGGCCGATCTTGCTCTGTGAGGTGAGCAACCTACGCGCCACCCATGGGATAGAGGGGGTATGTTCCACCTTGTCGATGGGCACGCCCGACTCGATGATCGACCTTTGGGCCGCCTTGAGCATGGCCTCCGCCATGTTAGTGGCACGCAGATTGTTAGGGGGTTGTGTCATTTGATGCTCCAGTTGAGGGATCAGGATGCTCGAACCATTCAGCCATCAGGGCCATACGGTTCACATGCTCTACTTCACAGATGTCCATCAGATGAGAAAGCTGTTTATCTGACAGCCATTGTGCACGCTTTTGAATCTCCGAAATAATTCTATTATTCGGGGTGTTCTTGATGTCAAGGAAGATGTCTGGTCCGAAGAACCAGTCCTTGAAGTGTTGCCAGAGTGTCAGCATGGTGAGTTACTCCATGCTTTTTCAAGCTCGTTGATGAAGAATTCCACATCTTCTTGTGTGGAAAAAGTAACCACCTCTGGTACACTCAACGAGACATGAAAATCTGGTCTACCAATCTTGGCCTGTGTGAGAGTGAATGCTGGATTCCCCTCGTTATCACAGTACCATTGTTTTTTATCCATCAATTGCATGATGCTCTCCGAATGCTGCCAACATTGACAGCGGTATTAACATTATTAATGCTAATACCCCTGCCAACGCAGGGGGAGAGGATTAGTCCGCCATCACCTTACCGGGGTATTGCCCGATGGGGATGATCTTGTTCGTGATGGGATCACGGAACGTGGTGCGCTTGATGCCATCCGCCGCCATTTGGGCAGCCCTCTTGGAATCAGCAGCCCGCCTACGGCCGGCAGTACCACCAGTCTTTATTGCACCCATGATGTAGTCCTTTCTTCAGTTGATGATCCATTCACCCTTGTTCACCCTAAACCACATGGTGAATAGGTGAATACACTTCCCACCATGAAAATAAATCCCCGAATAGGGGATTTGGTTAGCGATGGTCTCGAACTCCGCGTCACACCAGAGGTCAGCGATTTTCATCGGATTCCCTTTCGTTAGTGTACTCGCTGTTGTCCCAGAAGTGATCGCAGTCCATAGTCGGGGCATCCAGCCCAGCCCTCACTGACCATGGGGGTTTTGTGAAGTACGCTTGCCGGTACCCAGAGGGGGTGGCGGTGTGCCTGTGGCACTGGTGTCGCTGAGGGCAGTCGCCCCCTGTGCACATGGTGATGTCGGGCATGATGATCGACCTTCCGTCGTTACCTGCCACATGGCAGGGGTGAATACAAGTATTAATTGCATTCACCCCTACCGGGTAGGGGATAGGATGATTAATCCTATTAATGCTGGATCAGGCCAGCTTGTTATACATGGCCACGAGGGCATCGTATAGCTCGCCGCCTTGCTTGTCGCCTTCCTCCGGCTTTGTGCGCTCAAGGAACTTGGCCACCTTCTGCGCATAGGTGTCGGGCTTGCGGCCCGCCTTGGACTCGCTGAACAACCGGGCATATTCCACGATGGTGTGGAACCCGATATCCTCGATGGTCACTTGCCCGGCGTTGGCACGCATCGTGCCGGCCACATACTCCACGCATCCCTGCTCGGTGGCGCCGGAGTTCCAGGCCTTGGCGATGGTGCGCAGTTCACTGACACGGGTGGTGGCACTGTTAACCCGCTTGGCGATCAGCTTGGAATCCGCCCCCTCGTGGGCATTGCGGGTATCCTTTTTCAAGCCATCTACCGCCTTGATGAACGCTTCGCGCCCCTCCACGGTCAGGCCCCGTATCGCCTTCAGCGCCAGCGCATGCAACACGTTGGCCTGCGTCCGCACGGTTGCCCATGCTTCTTGCGCCAACAGATTGCCAGCCATCCGGTCGTCAGCGGTATGGACCCGCTTCGCCCGATTGATGGTCTCGGACTTGTCATAGTTCAAAACAGACATTGCATTCTCCAATTGGTTGGAATGGGCAGGATTGCCCGATTAATAGTCTTAATAACCACTAATCGCGCAACCCATAGTTACGTTACGCGCGTGCGCGTTTAGGTGCATGTGCCAAGGGCACCATGCGCGCACGTATTTAACGCCCGACTGACCACTGTATAGGGACTGCCGTGTGGAATCGAACCACCATCGGGCGATGCATTGCCGGCAAATGCGTTGCAGACGTGGGCACACTCTCACGCATACCGGGTGCATGGATAGATTGTGAAAGAGCATCGGGGTGCAAACTCCGCGCTGCAC